TATATAAAACAATCACTTATGTGAGTTTACGCCACTTTTCTAAGTTTAATTTCCTGAAACCTTTGTTTATTTTGCCTTTTAGCAAATACCAGTCGCCAATTTTACCATCCTCAACTATAGGCTTGCCGAGCTTGGGATATTTAAATCTGTCTATTCCTGCTAGAATTGGACCAGTGTCATCCTCGAACTTCATGTTCAGCCATAGGTTGTGGTTGTCGGCTCTGCGACCTCCTCTTTTTGCTAAGTTCACAGCCTCGTTTAAGTCCCTTAGGTTTTTCTCGACTAGCTTACCGAATACAACGAACTCTCCAGGATTATCAGCTTCTAGGTCGTGGATGTCTGTTATCTTCGTTTTTATGTTGTGGGAGGCTGGATCTTTCTTAATATGCCCGAACCTGCGGTCGCACTCAAAGATGTCGTCATATGGCGTTTCTCCGTTGTCTAGGAGTGATTCTTGCCTTGGGGTTAAAGGTTGCTTGAGATCACGCCTATTTATTATGTCTTCAGCCAGCTTTGGTCCAATGCCTTTAACACCGATCAATCCACCGATCAACTCTCCATCTTGAACTGACCAGTTTGCTTTGGATTTAAATTTATCATATGGTTTGTAAACAGAACCCTCTTTAACAACCTCACGCAAAAGCCTGACACCTTGATCATCGTCTTTGACGTTGCGCAAACATGCTGCGGCGAACTCAAGTGGGAATCTGCTTTTCAGAACGCAGCACCAGTAACTGACCATGCCATATGCGATGGCGTGACTTCTGTTAAATGCCCATGAGCCCATGGTGTTGATATTATCCCATATGCGCTGGGCTTGATCTTCTTCAATATCGTTTTCAGCTGCACCAACTTTAAATCTCTCCCAAAACGTATCAAAGTATTCTTTACCGTATGATTTACTCATTGCTTTGCGGAGGGTTGATACATCTTCCCAAGTCAGCTTTCCGACTTCTCTGGCTATTGTCATGACTTGTTCTTGATAGACAACCACGCCATATGTCACTTTGGTTATTTCTTCTGTCAATGGGTGAAGGTACTCAACAGGCTTTTCACCTGTCCTGCGCTTAATGTATTGAGTTGTTCCTCCAGAGTTAAGTGGTCCAGGACGAGCCAACGCAGTTATTGATGCCACATCCTCAAAGTTTTGAACTTTCATCTGGCGTGTTAATGACTGGAGTGCATAACCTTCAAACTGAAATATCCCAGCATATTTTTCATCATTTAAAACTTTAAATGCTTGTGGGTCTTCCAGATCGAAATTTATAAGTTGCTCACGCTCCCAACCAACTTGATCAAGAACATCTTGCAAAACACTCAGCGTCCTTAAACCCAAAGCATCAATCTTCAAAAGGTTAAGATCCTCAGCATCTTTTTTATCGATCATTGCTGCACCTGATTGGTGACTTACTGAGCAGTATGTGTGAACTGGTTCTTCAGTTACTATTATACCTGCGGCGTGAACACCTGTGTGGCGTGCATGGTTTTCCATTTCAGCTGCAATCTTCATCTGTGGGTATTTCTCAAGAACTTTCCTCCCAACATCCAGTTCGTTGAAAGTATCAAGTATGCAAAATGCCGAACGAGAATCACCAGAGCTTCTCTCAATAATAGCACCTTTTAAATCATTGACCTCCCAAGCTGGTATTCCTAGTTCTTTTGAAACTTCTGCTATTGTGCTTTTTGCTTTATAGCGGGACACTGTTCCGAGGTGAGCAACTTTTTCTTTACCGTACTTGTCTCTGAGATATTGAATGACCATCTCTCTACGGTCGTCCTGAAAATCAATATCAATATCAGGCAAGTCTTCACGAGTTATATCAATAAATCTTTCAAACAACAAATCATGCTTAATAGGATCAATATCAGTTATCCCAAGCAACCAACAAACAAGTGAACCAGCTGATGATCCTCTGGCTGGTCCAACAAGCATATGTTGTTTTGCATAATTTATCATGTCAGCAATAACAAAGAAATAGTCTTCAAACTCTTTGCTGGCTATCATGTCCAGCTCTCTTTTGAGACGAGACTTATAAACTTCATCATAAAGGTCAACGCCTCTCTGAAAAGCACCTTCTTGGCAAAGCTGAAGTAGAGACTTAGTTTTCTCAAATGATATCATCTGAGCAACAGGCAGATCTACTTCGCACTGAGAAGCTATTTCATATGTATTGCTGAAAGCCTCATCAGCGATCCAAGGCAAGCAGCTTCTCAGCTCCCACTCATTAAGTATGTGCATTGGCTTGGTGCGGTCTGTCCTGTTGCGACCAATCAGAACTTCATATGCCTTTTTATCTTTGGCTGATGGGAAAAAATTATCACTGGTTGCTATTGGCTTAAATCCTTTTGACTCGCAAAAGTCAAGAGCTTTCCGAGTACTCATTGGATTCATCTCAATATAAAGATCTTCTTTTTTGGCCAAAGGAAGCATTCCCCACTCTGGGTGAGTTCCGCTGGTTATTATAACATTATCAGAGATGTCAAAAAGATCAGAGTATCCAAGCCTGTTGAAGTAGTAGAAGTTTTCTTTTTGGGTGCTTCTTGTGGCAAGCTCGTATATCTCTTTGAGCCCTGTATTGTTTTTGGCAATAAAACACATTCCATTTGCGGGTTGTTTTTCGCGTGCCAATGGATCTCCGACGACTGGTATTTCAACTCCGAACAGAGGCTTCTTTCCTGCTTCTCGGCATGCACTGTTAAAGGCAACATGACCCCAAGTACCAGAATCAGCAATGCCAATGGCATCACCCTCGCACGCTTCAATAACTTTTGATAATGGGCCATATGCTTTACGGAATGAATATTCAGTTCTTGCTCTAACATTAATCATTTTCCTTTCTCACTTTCATTAACAATTTTATTATATCACTTTTTATTTGAAAATTAGCGAACTGGTCTAGGGGTGCAACAACATAATTTTTTTGCCAATCAGAAATAATCTTAGCAACCTCTGAATTTATTTGGTCCTGCGTCATCAAATGTGCCCTTCACTTCTGTACCACTTGAGTATTTTTATAGTTGCTTCGACATCATTAACAGATCTGTGGGCATCTTTTATTTCTTCACCAGTGACTTCTTTGTGAATGTCACCTAGCTTTCTTTTTTTGCCCCAGACGCTTTCCCCAACTTCAACAGTGCAAATGTGATCATAAGGCCAAGGAAAGTGCAAAAGTTTGTCTATGCGCTCAAGATCAAATTTAAGCACCTTGCGATCAAAAGGCAAGTTGTGAGCAACCATAGATTTGCTTCCTAGGAAAAATTCACAAAGCCTGTTGTAGTTTGCTATGAATGGCTTTTCACCTTTAAGCATGTCGTCAGTTATCTTGGTAATCTTTGTTATGACTGGGTCAAGTGGGTGCCCAGGATTGCAAAAGAACTCAAGCCTGTCAATCTCTTCAAGAGATTCATTTAATTTGATTGCACCAAACTCAATAATGCGCGGTTGCATATTTAAATCAGAACCCTCGGCTTTGGGCAAACCTGTGGTCTCTAGGTCAAACACTATCATTTAATCTTCTCCATCCAAAGATTGAAGCATGAATGCGTAAACTCCCATATCGTGAATTGAATCTTCGTGAGATTTTGGCCAACCTTGGCAATAGCGCGTCATCTTGGCAACAAGCATGTTAACAATCCCGAAACGGTTGTGCTCTTTTTCAGTTGAAAGTTCTACACCATTGGGAAACAAAGCCATCATAACTTTTCCGTGCTGATGATAGTTATCGCCATACACTTTGTTGCGCTCACGGAAAGTTTCAAGAGCCTCCTCCATACAATCAGTTGGAGTTTTGTTCTTCATATTCTCTTTGCTCATAGCCCTGTTGCCTCCCTTCTTCGATGCCTTGCTCATTGCCTTGTTCAAAACCTTTCGCAAATGCGTCTTCTGTTTTATCTTCTGAGTCTTCAACCATTCGATCGTAGCGTTCAGCTTTGTTAACAGCTTCCACAAGTTGGTCTCTGAGGGTTGCCCGAACATCAAATATACGAGCAACCTTTTCACGACCAATCTCAATATCATTACCAATGATTCTTATATCCATTTAAAAATCTCCTGGAGCGACTTGAAGGCAAGTTAATCCTTCACCACGCCACATATCGACAACTGACTTCCTGTCCTCAAGAACAAACCAAACATCTGAGTAGTTAATTTCCTCATTGAACAGCTTTCTCTTGCACTCATCATCAGAAGTATTATCATCAAAAGGACGCATGATAAGCCTGTCGCAAGGAATATCATTAAGTTTTATCCACTCTTGAGTATCCATGCGATTGTCATCACTCCGAGCAGTCATGATGATTATCTCAGTCTCTTCCCTATCAAGTGCACGCAATATGTTGCAGATGTTTTCAATAGGCTTATCATTTTTACCAGCTTTGTTGAAGGCATCATAATCACGCTCTTTGTAGAGGTGCTTGCGATGACCATAATCTGAAAGTGTTCCGTCAAGATCAGCAATAACTATGCGCATGCCCATAATGGTGCCTCCGTAAATTTATATGTGCCACCACGAATGACACCTAGTTTTTCACCCATGTAATAGTTCCGGTAAGATTGAACAGGGTCATCACACTTATACTCATCAGGCATGCCAAGGTGCGGTTGTGTCAGAGGTTTCCAAATCGAGATGTTGTCAGGCAACTTATGAAGTGCAGGAATCAAAGAAGCATGCTTGTGCTTCACTGGCTCTTTTTTCCTTGAACCATATCGTTGATAATACTGCTCTGGAAAGATGACCAACCATAACCAACAACCAGTTATAATTACCAGCTGACCTCATCACCCACTTTGAACATGGGTGATTCTGATAGCCAAGAGGAAACATGCCAACCTCATCAGCATATGAATCCCCATCAAGCATCCTGTGTGCGTTGCATAACATCAGAACTGACTCTGATATCATCTTATAAGAATGCACATCGCAATGCATCTGCGCAGCGACCACTGGGTCGTGATCTAAGTAAAATATATTCATCATTTATTCCTTTCTCAATACGATTAGTATACTTTATTTAAGACCCGAACAAAAGCCTTTTTATGCGTTTCAGAATAGTATCAACCTCTTTGACAGCCTTATCTGTGTCAGCATAGATGTCTTGTTTGTATTTCGGCTTTTTGCTATAGAGGATATAAGTTGCCTGATTGAAACTCATCTTTAATTGCTTGGCCACCTCTTTTATGGTTAATCCAGACTCTTTTAAGTCATGCGCTTTATTAATGAATTTTTGAGAATATCTAGCCATTCTTTCCTCCTGTTGGATTAAGAGCTTTGCCCATGGATGGTGCTGCCCACTCAGTTGGGGTCAAAAAAGGTTCTGCCCAAGGATGCACTTTAACAACCTCATCAACCATAAGTTTGAACACGTTTTGATATTCACCTTGTGCTCTGGGTGACAAACGAGACTTAGCCATTTCACTCAT